TTTTTTACTTGGCAAAAACAAAGTCGGCGTGTAAGCTACTTTTAACTTTACACGCCGGCCTTCTTTAATACCACGATAGAGTATGTTGTTGCCAACAGAAGCAACATTTGTGTAGTATTTCATTTTTTATAAATAATTAAACCTTAGGAATCACACTTGCGATTTCGATGCCACTACCAAATACTTTACTATATTGATTTTCGAGGTCTGTATTTGGTGTAGTGATACACAAAACAGAATCCATTTCAATAGTAATACCTGTGGCAAACTCTTCTGCAAAATCCAAGAATGGGGCAAAAGCCATCATTGGACCATCTTTAGTTGATTGTAATACTACTTGAACTGGTTTGGTAATAACAATTTTGTTATCACTTTTGCAATCCACTCCTGCGAGAATCGTATGATTCGTTTTGAAGGTTACGAGCTTCGTTGTCATATAATTTAATTTCCAATACTGAGTTAATGGGTTGCTTATTTGAAAAATCTATAGCTTCAGCAATATTATCAAATTCTTTGAATGATACTGCTGATGAGCCGTTGATATAATAAGACACTCTATACATTGACAGGTATTTCAAAAGGCAATACACCAATAGTCACCCATCGTTTAGGAAAAAGCATTTCTCTTCCACGATAGTCGTTCATATCTGCGGATGGATCTTGCACCCATCCAAGAATCTCAACCATGCTGTCAAAGTCTCGCAAATATAAATCATACCTATCTGCCCTTGGCATCTTGTACTCTACAGCGAGTTTTTTTGCCAATTCACGAATGTTCATTACTATACCTCTTTATTTAATTTAACTTACTTTACACATTATAACATAGATTATGTTGGGGTGCAAGCTTTTGGTTAGCATAACTGCCTAAATCAGGTGATTATTAGCCTTTCTTTTTTAATTCAGACTGATAAGTTCTAGTTCTCAATTCAGAAGAACTGAATCGATGATTGCGAGAGTTGTACCAAATTTTAACACCACGATCTTCACAGATTTGTTTACCTGTAAATTCTTTGTCTTTGTATTCTTCACCAATAATGCGAACACTAATCGGTAGAAACATCAACAAGTCTTCAAGGTCTTTCTCTGTATCATAAACAATAATCTGGTCAATAAACTTAACAGCAGACAATTGAACATACCTTTCAACAACAGACTGAATAGGTTTGTTTTTAGTTTCTGGCCTATCAATTGTTGGATCACTTTGAACACCAACAATCAAATAGTCACAGATTGTTTTACATTCAGCAAGCATTAGAATATGCCCAGCATGAAGTAAATCCCAGGTTGAACAGGTAAAACCAACTGGTTTACCTATCATATTATCAGGTAGCACTAGCATCTCTTTTTTCCTTACTAAGATTTTTTATAAAAACAGATCCATTCTTCAATTCGTAATCAAGTGTGTCACCAATTTCCCAATTAAGTTCTTTTACCAGCTCATTAGGCAATTCAACAAGTGCATCACCATTCTCACAAATTTCTAGAACTTTGGTTGTGTATATCATATCATTATCACCTGAACATTACATTTATTTAAGAAATCTATACCAGCTGTATTTCTATAACTGGTACGATAATATACAGATTTGATTCCAGATTGATAAACTAATTTAGCACAATCTAAACAAGGTGCATGTGTGATAAACATACTTGCCCCATCACTTGAATTTGTTGACCGTGCAATCTTGGCGAGCGCATTAGTTTCAGAATGAAGCGCCTCTGGTTTAGTTACTAAAGTTGGGTTACCATTTGAATCTAATCCAGAATAATCTTCACAGTTGTTATCCCAACCTGAAGGCATGCCATTGTAACCAATGCCAATGATGGTGTCATTTTTTACAACAACACATCCAACTTTTAATCGCACCGCGGAAGACAACTGAGCATAAACCTCAGCTGCCTTCATGTGTGCATCAGCAAATTTACTAGGCAACATTCTTTGGCTTAGGCTTGTCTTTTTTACCGGATTGTTTTTCAGTCTTATTGGAATGCAGTTGCGCTTGAATCATCATATTTTTATATGTGTTTCGTTCAACGGAATCAACCATAGTTGCCATTGTTCGTTTTACTTGCTTGGGAAGTTTGAAGTTTTTATCAGGTTTCATAATCATATTATATCAAATAATTCTATAGAGGTGTGGCAATAATAGGGGTCATTGCGACCCCTACCGTTTAGACTGCTTCTTGAAGCAGTTGTGGTTTGAATGACTTCAAACCTTCACCAATTTCAATCTTGCGAGGTTTCTTATGTTCAGGAATAATATTCTCTAAGCCAATACTTAGAATACCATCCTTGAACTCAGCACCTTTTACTTCGATTGTATCTGCAATGGTGAGTGTCTTTGTGAAAGACCTTGTGCCGATACCTTTGTGTAGATATTGCACTTTGCTTTCTTTATCTTCCTTTTCACCCTTGACAGTTAGTTTACCATCTTCAACTGAGATTTCAATTTCATCTTTAGAAAATCCTGCAACGGCAAGTTCTACGATGTAATGAGTATCGTCCAGTTTTACAATGTTATGTGGTGGAAAGTTTGATACAGTTTTCTGCACATCTACATTCATAAGTTTTTCAACATCATCAAAGAATCGGTCAAAGCCGAGTGTAGAGTGGTGCAACGGACCAAATGAAATATGTCCTAATGTCATAGTTTTCTCCTATTAAGCGAGTTAATTAAATGTGACCCCTAAGGCATCACAACATTATTTAGTCACCAAGACATAAGCGTCCTTGTTGACCAAGTAAATTCTACCTGGTAATTGTTCTTTATATACTTTAATGAAAGTGTAAGCGCCTTCAGCGACAACATCATTCACATCTTCACAATAAACAATTTCTCCAGTGTAACGATTTTGTAATTTCAGAATTTTCATAAGTTAATTCCATTTCAATGTTCATATAGTTTCTTGCCAATGTTATATTTTGCAACCAGTTGCCAATCATCTTTCTCTTTAAAGGAGATTATCTTAATCTGATGTAGTGGTGCAATATTGTCTTCTAGCAATTTATGGTTAATTATCTTTACTAGTCCCCATTCTTCTAACAAATTTGCAATTGCATTTCTTCTTTGAATATCATTTTCTGAAATATTTGATGGTTTTCCATCTAATGCAAATAATTCTTTAAAGTGGACAATGTAATAAAGTCCTTGTTTGTGTAGAATGTGACACGATTGATAAAGAACCTTTTCCTTACGGGAAGAGACACCAATTCGGGTAAGTGTCTCCCTAACTTTTAAAAAATCATCCTGTTCGTTGAGTGTTACCTCAACAAACTTATTCAAGTCTATCATTTTATCACCTCTTCAATCCACCGATATCGGTTTGTTCTTTTAGTTGTTGGATTTGTTCTTTACTGAGTAGGCGTGCAGCTTCTGCTGCTTTTGAGTCAGAGAAGCCAAAGACTTGTTTTATACATGATAAATCTTCACTTTTCACAGACTTTATCCACTTCGTAAACGGTCTTTTCTGGGACCGCACGGTATTTAGTCTTTTACTAATTTCATAAAACATAATAATTTTTCCACATCATCAACATTACAATCACTTTTCATTTTATTTGCTTTAAAGGATATAACTTGAATATTACCTTTCACATATCCTTTTGAGTTGTCAATTCTATCTAGTGAAGGTGATTTATCGGTTGGTCCTTTTCCGTTACCAACTTCAAATTTAAAACCAAACACAGGACATACATCAGGTATTACAATATCATCAATTCGTATGTCAAAATTTACACCACTTTTTTCAGACCGTTTCTTAGCACGCCACCACATAGATTTAACATATTTTGTTCCAAGTTCTTCATATTTTTCTTTAGATATTTTTCTATTTTCTAAAGATTTAGTTTTAATATTTCTACATTCAACACATCCCATATTTGAAACATATTTTTGAGATAAATGTCCTTTTCTGCATGGTTTTCCGTTAAAATAATGAAACATTTTTTGTTTTTTGGCTTCTTCTCTACTGATTATTTCCATATATACCTCACAATATTAGATAATACTATTTAGTATTTTTTAATCCTCCAATTGAAGTTTTTTCTCTTAATTCATATATTTGTTCTTCAGTAAGTAGGCCAAGAGCTTCACGAGCTTTAGTGTCTGAAAAACCAAAATATAACTTGATAGCATCAATATTATCGCCCTTTTCAACTTTGACCCACTTAGTAAAAGGTCTTTTTTGTGAACGGACAGTATTGAGTAAAAAGTCATTTTGTAACTTTTTATCTATCAAGTGGCGACTGTTCATTTCATTTGCATACATGATACAGTCTTTGTGGTAAGAGAGACCTCTATTAACCATAAATGGCGAATAGTCTTTTTCAGTCAACTCATCAACAATTAACTGTTTTTTGTTTTGAAGAATTGCGTTTAGGTAA